GCGATTTCGAATGGTGTCGGCTCGCTCATACGATGTACCTCGCGAACGGTGAGCCGCGGTGCAGCACTTTCCAATCCTCGGAAATGTTCAGCCACAGGCGCTCGGTGTGCCGCGGATCCCAATCCTCGGGCAATTCAGCGCACAATCGCGCAGCGTGCTCGCACAGGTCAAGAAACTCTTGGGTGTCGTACCCAGCCATCGCCGCCATTGCTGCGTCATAGGCGCCGAGCGCACCCGCACAGACCAACTTCCACTCACCCTTCCTATCTCTCATGTAGCCCTCGAACGGGCGCCACGCGCCCATATGCGGCCGCCAATCGAGTGCCCTGCGGAATGCCGCCAGTTCACCCTCGCTCATGCGTTTGGCTTCTCGTCGGCGCTGGAACTCGACCAACACGCGTACCTGAGCACACAACCCGCTCACCTCGCTTGCACTCATTCCGTATTCAAGCCCCGCGTAATACGCAGCAAGTTCCCACGTGCACTGGTGCTCGCGTTTCGCGGCTTTGACCTTCTCGGGTAACTCAAACGCGAGCGCCGTCGGTTGCTGCGGCGGCTCGTCCATCCACAATTTAGCGTCCATGCGTAATACCTCCGTAAAAAGCACAAGCCCCACGCGGGTGCACGTGGGGCTTGCTCAAGGAGCCACGCGGAGAGGCGGCCGCGCGGGGAATGGTCAGAATGGGATTTCGTCCGACTCGTCGACCGAGGTCGGGAAAGGTACACGCTTGAAGTCGGCTCGGCTGACCACTGTAATCGCATTTACGATGTGCTTATCTTTCCAGGGCTTCAGGACGATTTGGACGCGGTCGCCCTTACCGAGCGGGTCGACGGCTTCGGCCGCTTTCAGGTCGTACCAGTCCCAGTATTCCTTTTGGAGGTTGCCGGCTTGGTTCCACTCGATCCCGATGCGGGCTCGAGGGGTTCCGGCTTTTGTGGTGCCAACTTCCCAGTAGCACACCGTGCCATCGCGGAAAGAAAGCCTGGAATCGCCCGTAGCGGCGTCCGGCTTGATGGGCGCTCCTTGGCCCTGCGAAACGGGCGATGGCTTCTGCGAGGCTTCTAGGCGGCTCAGAATGGCGCGAATCTCGGCCAGTGCTTCAGTCGATGTCATTTGGCATTTCCTCCGCGGTAACTGTGGCGACTCGGTCGCCCATCAATGCGAACAAATGGCCGCAGCACAGGCGCAGCGCCCGCCCTGCGGCACGGGTTGAGGCCATCGCTCGGCGGGCAAACTGGGGGCGACTGCCCCACGGCTTCTCGTCATCCGTCACGATGCCCGAGCCGCGGCCGATCACCACGCCAGTGGATCGGTCGAGGATTTCGGCCGTGGCTTCCCATCCTTTGATGCCGTCGGCCTCGAAGCGCTTGACCTCGACTTCCTTGACCGCGTAGCCGCAGCCCGACGCCAGGGCGGTAGCACCGGCGACTTGCACGTATCGCTTGCCTTGCAGCTCGATCGAGAACGTGCGCACGATGTACGGCCCCATTTCGCGGGCTACGGTGGCCTCGAATCGAGCCCGACTGAGCGGCGTCGGCTCGATTGATACGGGAACGATTTCAGTGCTCATTCGGTCTTTCCTTCCGTTGGTGTGGACTTGGCGAATAGCGCCGCCTCGAGCGCTCTAATCCGAGCCGCGCCAGCACGCAGCGCTTGGGCCAACTTGCGATCCGCCGCCTCATTCACGCGAGCGTAGTAGTAGAGCGCATCGGCCTCATCGTCGGCATCGGGCGTGCGCTGAGCCGTCGGCAGTACGCGATGATGAAACGCGTATGTGTGCTGGTAGACGTCGCTGCCCTCACGCCAGTGCTCGTCTCGTTGTTGTTGGGTTGTTTCGCCGCTCATTCTTTACCTTTCTGTGCCGTGTTCATTGCATCGACTTTGGCGTTTATCTCTGAAAAAAGATCATGCCAGCCACGTTGTTGCGCAAACTCCATGCACCTCAATCTTTCAGGTGCGTTTTTATCCCATGGAACGTCGCGCCTATACCCCAAGGCTCGGTCTACAACTTCCGCTCGCGCCTCGTCGCGCTCGGCGCGTAAGCGTTCGATCTCGTCGGCTGCGTCGCGCAAATCTCGCGACCAAACTCCCATAGCGGGAGCAATACAGCACTTGGAAAGAAGGACGCGCAGCCGCGTCACGATGTCTTCCGTATCGCTCATTTCGAATCCCTCCAATCGACGGCACCGGCGAGCGCTGCAAACACGAGAACAAATACGGCCCAGGTCATGCGCGCACCTCGATCGTTTGGCCCTTGCGCTCTTCGCGGCGTAGGTAGAGTTCGATGGCACGGCGAGCGTGCGCAGCCAACGGTTTGCCATCGCGCTCGGCGAGCGCACGCAACCGCGCGTACTGCTCAAGTTTGACCCATACGGGTTGGCCCTTAAGGCGTTCTTTCGGTGTTTCGTTACCTTCCAAGTTGTGACTCCTGCGGCTCGGCCGCTGTTGAGGTATTGACGTTACGACTCTTTCGGCGTTTCGTCAATGCCCGCATTAGCCGAACTCGGGAATTTCTCATTCAGCGCTTGCCGACGCTGAGCGCAGCCGCCGCAGTTGCCGAGCACGGTACGCACGACCGTTCCCACGCCCGTGGCCTCAATGACGGTGTGCACGGTGTCGCCGAGGCCGCGCGGTGGCCCGTCATACAGCGGGCAAGCGGCACAAACCTGCGGCGGCGTGTGACGCCCAAACGCGGGCGCGTCCTGGTGGGTGCACTTGTTCGCGTCAAGGTGCTTGCAGGTCATGTGATGGTCACCGTGATGGTTTGTGCGCACTCGTCGTAGGCACTCACCGTGATTTCACAAAAGTCAATTGTGGGGTTCAAAGGGTCACCGCTGTCGCTGTAGCATTGCCACGCGTAATTGAACTTGAAGGACCCCGTGACGCCCTGGGGCAACCCTGAGCAAGCGAGCAAGCCACACGCGCTTCCTTGTCCTGAAATGAAATCGCCCGCCACGTCGGGCGACGCGCAATCAGTCACGATATTCGAACTTGTCCAACTACCGAGCACGGGGCAGCCACATTTTGCCATGACTTGGAACTGCGGAAGAATCCATGCGCCACCGCCTGAAAATGGAGGATCAGATGTGCAGCAAAGCGGGGTCAACGTGTAAAAGTCGTTCGCCGTCGACCAAATGGTCACGCTTGGTGTGTAGTGCACCGCAGGCCGAGCACAGCCGCAGTTGTTGCAGCAAAGCAAACGGAGCACCGAATTGTTTGTTAGGCGATGCTGGCAACAGCCCGAGCCAAAAAGAAAAGCTTGGCCGTTGACTGTTCTTGGAGTGCCGTAGTACCGATCAGTGCGATATCGGCAATAAACGATGTTGTAATCGCACTTGTACTGATCGTCACAACCGCCACAGGGTTGGTTACCAGTTAAATAATCCTCGTTGTTGGTATCTGATGAGTAGAAGTGGACTTTGTAGTCGTAACTAAATTGCGCCGTCGGACATCCAAACTCGCGTGGAGCGTCCTCCGTGCAACTGTTACCGCGCTGCACAAACGCGCTATCGCTTGCCACGGTGTAGGTGTACTCAACAACTACTTCACTTTGACCCGTTGACCAGTGCCGGGTAATCGTGCCGCTATAAGTCACGGTGATGGTGTTCGGCGTTACAAAATTTGCGCACGACTGCATTTCGCAGCAGTCAATTGCGCCCTCGCAGCAGCACCAACGGTGGTTACTCATCGTTGACCCAATCGTATTTCACGACGGTTTGACCTTCGAGCTCAGCGGCGTCGATCCACCCGACGTCCACCATGTCTTCTCCGTCAAGCATCGCCACCCTTAGGCTTCCCTTCCCCTCCACGATCAACATCGGACTGTCGGGAGCGGCGACGTATCGCGGCCCGCACGCGTTCAGCGATGCGAGAACCGCCACCCACAACGCGTACCACGCGAGGCGTTGAAAGCCACTTGACGATCGAATCGAGTACAGCGCGGACAATCTCATAGATCACTTCGCGCCCGCTTGCTCGCTCGAGACTTTGTTATCTCGTGCCGCGAGCAAACCCACCCCAGCCATGACAGCGGCAGCGACTGCGCCCCAGTCAGGCAGCGTAAGCGGGTCGGCGTCGAATAAAGCGCCGACTGCGGTGCCGACAGCAACGACGATGGCAGCGATTCCGGCGGTAGTGGTTCTCCATGATGTCACTTTGTCCCCCTGAGGCGTTCAACCTCGGCTTCAAGATATCTCACGCGCTCGCTCAGCATCGCGATTGTCTCGCGAAGGCTGGCGATCGTGCCATGCAACCACGCGCTTGCCGTCAACACGGCGACGAATGGCGCAACGAGTTGTGCAAGTTCTGGAAATGTCATTTCAGTTGCCTTCCGGCCCTTCATCGCTAGGCGAAACGCTGAACACAAAGAAAGATTGACTGCTTGTGCCACTTGCTCGAACGGTAATCGTGTTGTAGTTCACCACTCCAAGAGAATGGCGGCCACCATCCAAAAGAAACCATCCGGAGTCCTCAGTAGATTGTCCCGCGGTGCAAGTACCAACGCGGAACGCTGATGCTGCACTGATGATGACTTCCCGCATGGGCTCAACGCCCGCAGGAAGCGCTGGCAACGCAACCCAATTTCCGCTGCGTGCGTTCATTGAGACAACGTCTGCAAATATTGCACCCATTAGGACACTCCCTTAGGGCCTTGTTCCATTGCGGAAAAAGACAGTACATAGATGTACCCATTATCATCGGTTGTTCCGCCGTTTCGACGCACGGTAATGGCGTTGTAGTTCACAATTCCAAGATCCATGGATCCCGCAGCATCAACATAGAAATTGGTTATGTCCGCTGTTGAACCAGCCGCAGCACTTCCAGCGCGGAACGCAACAGCAGCGCGCGCCGAAGTAGTATCCGAAGCCTTCAGAATGACCCGCCGCATGGGATCGACGCCTGCGGGAAGCGTTGGTAATGCTTTCCACTGGTTTGACGTTCCACCGTCGTTGATAAGTTGTGGTGTATGGAATATCGGCATAGGAAACCTCAGCAGGTGCCGTCGATTGCGTTTTCAACGGCAAAGAGCCAAATGGGAGAGCCGTCAACGCGACGGCCTGGGTAAAGCAGTACGTACATGCCGACGGCCACGGGCTTCACTTGAAAGCCCGCGGGCACGTTGGCCGGGTCAATGCCCGGCCCAATGAAAGTCGTGGTGTTCGCGGCCTCATTGGTGTTGAGCGCTTCGCCGTAGTACCACGCTTCTGATACGGGAATTTCGAAGATATAGCGGTTGGTGCTGCCGATGTTGGCTTGTGTCCAGGTGTACAGCCATCGGTTGACCTCCGGCGATGGAAGCGCAGTCGCGCCCGTGATCTTTCCGAGGATAAATGGCACCGTGTCGAGCTGCGTACGCGTCCGCGACTCCGACGGCAACGCCGCGGCCATCTGTGCCGTGTTCGTCGCCGCCACGCGTTGTGAGTGCGTTTGAATCATGGGTACGTGATGAAAGAGCCCTCGGTGACAATTTGCTTCGCTACTGTCGCGTCAGAGCTCAAATCAAAAATCGAGTTTAGGTCGATGGTTGATCGTACGTTTGATTTCCACGTGACCGTATTTGCAGCGCCGTTCGAGTCAAGCGCGGGCTTGCCCCAAATGTCCGTCTTTGGTTGTTGCTCGCACAGAAGCCATTGATCCCACCTCAGGTTGAATGTGGCGCGGTAGTACTCATCGCGAACGTGCGCGAGGTTCGCCGTTTCGCATAGCACAGTGCTTGCGCTGGAGAAATGTGGGAATGCGGCCGAATTCCATTTGTTTGAATAGGTGCTGACTTTGTCAAACACCGTAACGAGCGTACGAGCTGCGCCACTTGGTTGATTGCTGCAATCGACAATCATGCTGATACGCATCGTCATTTGCGAGATAAGCGCTTGGATCGGCTTACCCGCGTAATCGACTTTCGTGCCACCAATGTCGGCGGTGGTGTTCAGGTTCGCGCTCGGGCTCGTGGAAAAGGAAGGCGAGCGATACATGAGCACGCTGCGCGGCGTCGCGTCCAAGTCAACCTCTACGGGCACTTGCAGTTTCGCAAGACCCGTTCCCACGTTCCACGTGTAGAGTTGGTCATACTTGGCCGTTACGTCAAACACGCTCGATTCGGTGTTTGGCACTGGCGTCGCCGAGACCGTGCGTAAGCGCATCATCCCCATGCGCTCTGTCAGCACCATCGTGGCGCGTAGCGATGAAAGCGGCGCACCAAACGCACCGAGCACGAGCGCCATCTGTGTGGCGTTCTCCACGTCTACCGTGCCGTCCATCGTGACGCGGCGCACGACGCTGTACGTCGACGCCTGCGACGGCCCGCCCTCGCTGAAGTTCTGAGCGGTGATCGCGCTGCGGGAAATGGCGGTTGCTGCTGGCATGGGTTACTTGCTCATCCATCGCAGGATATCCATCGTCCATGATGGCATTTGATTCATAAGCCCGATTGCACGATTTGCATCCTGCATTGCATTGCCGGTCATCATTTGTGATCGGCCGATCGCACCGGCTTCTGCAAGGGATGCGCCGCCGAGCAATGCTCCAAGTTCGGTGGCAATCGCTTTCGGCACCTCATTAATCATCACTTCCGCAAGCGATCCGCCCTGGGTAGCGAGGCCCTGAGAAAACGCTTCGCCGATGCCCATAGCCCCGCCTGGTGTTGATAGTGGCGCACGTGCTGCGATTTGCTCGGCGATCATGCGCGAAAATCCTAAATCCTCAATGCGCCTGCGCTGATCCATTTGGGTTTCCTCGAGCGCTGAGGTTGCACGGCGGCGCACGTCGGGCAATGCACCAACCGCGCCAATTCCCATCGTCGCAGCGCCGAGCGCAAGCCCCGCAGCGCCCAGTCCAAGCCCGAGCCCGCCCATAGCGCCGACCTGAGCGAGCCCGCCGAGCATTCCTAAGCCCTTGCCACCGACGCCGAATTGACCGAGCGCACCTTGGGTGCGCATCGCCGATTCGCCGAAACTCTTGAGTTTCTTGTTGGTGCTTTCGGCCGCCGCGTTGAGTCGGTTGAGTTCGCGCCGCGCGGAATCGGTCGCGGCTTGCAAGCCCTTTGAGTCGCCGGTAATGGCGATATTGACGCGTGAGATTTTAGCCAAGGCCCGCCTCCTTTATCGCTTTCTCAACTTCGGGCTCGACGAATCGCACGGCCGCGGCGCTCAGTGGCGCTCGGTATTTCTTGATCCAGTTGCGTGGTTGCGATTGGCCGACCACGCGGAAGTTGAGCGCTCGGCCGCGCTCGCCGCGCTGCTTCAACAGGATTCTCTCCTGCTGTGACGTCGCGCGTTTGATCGCGTGGCCGTTTTCAAGCCATCCAAGGTACCAGTGAGGCGTCAGGTAACTGCCGTCGATGCGCTTGACGCCGACACCGATCCAAGTAACCAAGCCCTTGCTATAGCCCTTGACCTTTGTAATCACCGACCACTTGAGGTGCACGTTTGGACGCACGGCCCCGCGCACGCGCTCGGTTGCTTTCGTCTTGCCAAATGGCGCCGTGGCTTCGAGTGCTTTCTTGGTGAACTTGCCCCACTTAGTAAACCCGCGGCGCATCGCGTTTCGCGCGTCTTTCTCACTGAGTTGCAACAGGCGATGGTTGATTTGCTCGAGCGCTTTCGCGTCTATTTCGCATCCAACCGCAAACGTCTTGCTTTTGAAATTTGGAAGCGATGTCATGGGAAAAGGCCTTGTGCCCTCGAAGGGCAAGAAACACGGCGAGCGGGGTATCTAGTTGCACCTTCAATTCCGCCGCACTCAGGATTTCGCGTGCGGCGCTGGCAAGTCCAAGCCCTCCAGGTAAAGCGGCTCGATCAGTCGAGCGAGTCGCATCACCATCGGTGCATTGCAGATTTCCTTCACGTACTCGATCGACTTGAATGCCTGGCGGCCATTCTCGTCAAGCACATGCTGCCACACGTACCAGGCGGGCATGAACTCGCCGCGAGACTCGGCGTCTTGCGCTGCGATGAAATGCGCCACGGTCGGCCGCGACAGCGAAACCTCCCTGCTGTCGAACTGCACGACAGCAGGGCGGGAGAGAAAGGCGTCAACGATTGAAGGCGTCATGGGGCCACTGTAATAGCGTTTTCGGAGAAGAGAAGCGTGGCGGTCAACCGTGCGACGTCATTCGGTGCAACGCTGAGCGATGCCTCCTGCACGTATGCCTTTCCCTTAATTGACTTGCCCGAAGCCCAAATTACCTCCGCCTCGTTGATAATTGAGCCGCCCGAAATGCCAGTGAGTATGTCGGCGTTATTGCTTGCCGAATCGTAAAACACCTCAATTTGCACGGTGCCTTCTAGGAAGCCCTGCACGTGGTGCTTGTGCGTGTCGCCGATCGCGGTGACGTCAATTTGCTGACGCGTGACCGATACAGTCGCGGCGCTCACGTCAACGATGGTTGCGGAGCCCAATTTGACGCTTGCTGAGGTGGTGGGTGATGGCATTAGGGGCCGTCCTGATAGATTGTGAATTGACTGGTGACGATGTACAGGCCCGCCTCATCGCCGTTCTCGGCGACGGGTTCCTGCACGGTTCCGTACTGGGTACAAATGACAGTCGCGCCCGCAAGGAGTACGACGTTGTTGCGGATTTCATCGTCGAGCGTCGTAGCTGCGCTCACGTCGTCGCTGATCGCGTTAAACGTGACGTCATACGCAGACAGCGTGTTTTGATTTCCGAGCGCGACGCGCGTGCCCGATTGAATCTCAAACGTGATCGCGGGAAGCGTCGAAGTTTGCAAGCGTGTGCCGTAGTACACGCGCCGCCCCGCGGTCGTTTGCGACTCGAGCGTGCTCATGATATCGCTGGTGAGTGAAGTGGCGCTCATGCGATTTCGGTGCAGTCGATGACCGCTACCCTCCGCCTTTGGTCCATGTCGCGGATGCCGTTAATGCGCAACACTTTGGTGCCGTACTGCAAGCGATCAATCGCGGTGACGGTCAACCGCGCGATGTTCGGCCAACGCGTACGAATTTCATACGCGCCAACTACCGCGACTCCGTCACCGTATGACGTTTCCACTGGCGCCGATTCGCGCACGTCGCAAACGATTGTTCCGACGTTGGTGAACGTCGTAGCGCGGCGGCCGAGCGAGTCGGGGTTATTGCCCGACGCGCGGAGCACGATCAAGCGAAAGCGCGTGAGGCCCGATGAGATCATCGGAACGGCCCCCGCACTCGCAAGTGCTCAAGCATGAACTGAGCGCCGAGCGGCACGACCGACAGCGCGACGGGCTGAGCGGCTTCGGGGTTGTTGTAGTACAGGCCGACCAACGACACGATGGCCTGCACCACCTCATTCGGCTCGCTTGAGTAGCCGCCGACGTACGTGACGGTAGCGAGCGTGCCATCTTTCATCGCAGGCTCGTCAAGGAACTCGAGCGCTGCGAGATCCTGCGACAAGTCAACCCAGTAATCGGTGCCACTCGTCATCGTCACCGTTGAACCGCCGGTGCTCGTGTACGTCACCGACGTGAGCGATACGTACGGCTGCACCGCGAACACCGTGCGCTTCCAATCTCGCAGGTACATCGTGCGTGACGATTGGGTAAGCGCCAAGCCCGTGTAGCGCTCGACCCACGACGTAGCGACACTGATGAGCCGGGTCAGCTCGGTGTCATCGTCGCTGTAGTCGATCTTCAGCGCCGTTTTAACGGTTGCGAGTGTCACTGCCATAAACCCGCGCCGGGGGTTTCCCCCCAGCGCGAGCGAAAGGTAAGAAATGCTTAGCAGGTGATCGCAGCGAACGCCGAACCATTCATAATGTGCGAATCGGTGCGCGCGTAGGTGTAGAGGGTGACTTGGTGCGTGCTCGCCGCCGAGTACGGGTCAACGAGCGAAGTCATACCAGTGCGGTCGAAGATTTCAAAGTAGTTGAAATCTCCAACGACCGCAAAGATGTTGTTGTTGGAGGTAGCCGTACGAACGTATTGACCGATGCTGTACGGAACGCCGTAGAGCAAGCCGGGAGCGCCGCCGACCATCGTGCCAGCGTTCGACGATGCTTGCGTCCAGATGTATTCCGTGGCGCCGTTAGTCGTCACGCTGTTTTTCAACTTGCGCGCGACGCGCACGAACGTGTCAGAGAGAAGCCAACGGAACCGCGGCGAGTTGCGGTACTGAGGCGCAACAAGGTGAACGGTATCAATGACGTTGTCGGCAGTCACAGTGGTGACGGCCAAGCCGCCAAGGTCAGTCACTTGAGAAAGCCCGGAAAGCGCAACCTGCGCAGCGGAGCCCGCAATGCCTTCGGGTTGGCTTGATCCGGTGCCGATGGTGTACGCTTCTTCCATTTTGAGCGCCATTGAAAGACCGATACGGCTTGCGACCCAATCGAGTCCGCTGCCGATGCCGCCTTGACCGATCGCATCTTCGATGAACTCTTGGCTCATCTGAGTCGCGCAAACGTACTTGTACGGAACCACGGAAATAGCCGTTCCAAACGATGGATCCGTGGCGCTGATTGCTCCTGCTTCCGCAACGAGCGCCGTTGTAGGAAGGCTGCCTTCAATCGTAATCGTACGCTTCGAGTCGATTGAAGACACCGGAGCGATCGAGCGCAACACGTTCGCCTGGTACATCTTCTCAACAATGCGGCGCTCCATGTCGGTCGGAATGCCAGCGCCCGTGGTGTTTGTAGCAAGCGCGCGCATTTCAGCGGCGTCGCCACGCGCGACCGCCTGAAGCCAACGCTTGGCGTACTCAGGGCTTGCGAGATCGTGCTTGACGTCGGCACGTGCGACCACGCCGCGGAATTGCGGCTGCGAGCGTTCTTCTTCAAGTTGCTTCAGGCGCTCTTGCGCAGCTCGAAGCGCGACGCGGTCTTGGTTCATGCGCTCGACGGCGTCAAGGTCAGCGTCAATACGCGCGATCTTCTCGCGCTCTTCTCCGCTTCCGCGGATTTCGACGTGGTGCGTCTTTGCACCAGTGCGAGCGGCGAACGAATCGAGGGTTTTGCGGTACTCGTGAACGGTGTTCTCAATGTTGTTCAGTTCGTCAGACATGGCTTGTCATCCTGTGCTTGTGAATCTCGAGCCGCAGCGCCGCGGCTTCAATGGCAGCCGCGGAAACACTCCGCAGGCTCGATGAGGTCTTGTCGCCGTAGGCAGCGTCAACCACTACGCTGAGCTCGACGAGCCGCGCGGCGGTAACGGTGCGTTCAGTGCGTCGCGGGTTCCACTCGTCGCGATCGACGTAGAAACCAAACGACATTTCGCCGCTCAAGTCGCCGCGCTCGAGCATCGCACGCACGTCGTTTCCGACGCTTGTTTCGGCGAGATCCGCAGTGAAGCGAAGCCCGCTCGCGGTATCGTTGAGCGTGAGCGTGCCGCTACGCGTGCGAGCGAGCAACGCGCTCGCGTTGTGGTTGAAGAGCAGTTTGATGTCAGCGCCTGCCAGGTCGCCAAATGCGCCGCGGGTGATTCGCTCACGAAACTGCGGGTTGAACGGCTCGGAGATTTCGCGGCTCCACTTGCCGTATGGAATCGCGAGGCCCGACAACGTGCGGCCCGCTGGTGCGCCAATCGTGACGCTGCGACGTTCAAGCGAAGTCATCGACGCTCCCCGCGCTAGTGTCAGCGCCGATGTTGGTTTGACCGCCGCCCGTGCCCATGTTCTTCGCGAGGATCGGATCATCGAGCCCGTCAAGCGGCGCAAGGTTCAGGTACTCACGCGCTTCGTTGCGCGTGATGACGCCGGACTCGACGCCAGTGCGCAGCGCTGCCATTTGCTCGGCGAGCGACGGCCGAGAGATCATGTCAGCGTCAAACGTCGCCGAGCCGAACGGCGCAAGTTTCGCAACGATCTCGGCCGCCCACGTGCTGAACCAGTGCTGCAAACACGCGTCCACGTACATGCGAGACAGCCATTCCATCGAGCCATAGGCGTTCGCGCTGTGCTCGCTCAGGTACGACGTCGGCACGCCATAGATGCGCGAAACGTCTTCGACGCTGTAACGACGCGCGGCCGAGATTCCGGAATCGTCGAGCGTGCTACTGATGCGCTCGACCTTCATGCCTTCTGCGAGCACAAGCGGCTTGCCGGCGTTCGCCGCACCGGCATGGTGCTTCATGTAGTCCTCAACCACCATCTGTCGCGCGGGTGCGCCCATTGGGCCCTGTGCGACGATGGCAATCTTCGGGTTGCCCGCGTTCTTCATCACTTCGAGCTGCGCTTGCTCCTGCGATGCAAGCACACTGAGCGACGTGCGGCACAATCGCACTGGCGATTCGCCCCACAAGCCATCGAGCCCGACGGCTCGAAGGTGCAGCATCGATGACATCGGCACGTCACCGTACAGCCGCGTTTTGTAGACCGGCTCAGGCTTCGTGAGATCGAGCGAAACGCTTTCGATGTCGAGCGGCAACAACTCAAGCAACTCGCCACCGAGCGTGCGGTTGATCACGGCGAACGCGTTGCCGTATAGCAGCGCTTGCATCGTAAGCGAGCGGCGAAACTCAAAGCCATTCTGCCAGCGGTTCGGTTGCTGCAACAACGCGTTTGCAGTGCGCTCGCTCACGTCGAGCGGCACGCGTGCCACGTCGTTGGCGATGAGCGAAGCCGCGCGGTATACGGGCGTATATGCAAGCGCCGTGCCTGGCGTGATCGTGGGCATACCCACCGAGTCGAAACTCGTGGGAAGGAGAACGCCATGCGTTCCCCAGTGGCCGAGCCATCGTTGCAACAGTCCGCGCAGCATGTGCGTATTTGGTGGGCTGCGATTGCGCGGGATTGCACCTAAACGCTATTGTTTGAAATATTCTTCGGCTTCTTCGTCATACACGCTGCGCTTGGCGCCGCCCCACACGTGCGCGGCAATGATGGACGCCACGAGCGGATCAATCGCGCAGAATTCCCGCGACTTAATTGGCCGAATGTTTCCATTCTGATCGCGCTTGGCGTGCGCATCGGCACACGCGCGGCGCAAGATTGGATCATCACCGATCACTAGGCGCGAGCCCGCCCATAGGTTTTGGAATAGGTTGCATCCGGGCCCGAAGGTGGCGATGCCCATCCGGTACACCACGAGCGGCACGCCGTCGGCTTGCAGTTGTTCGGCCAAGTACTTCGAGCCCCACGCGTCGTAGCCGACGGCCTTAACGTCAAACTCGTCGCGCAGGGCGAGGATTTGCGCCCGCACCGAGTCGTAATCAATCTCGCGCCCTGGCGTGAGCGTGATCTTGCCATCGGAAGCCCACGCGCGGATTGGGTAGCGGTAGTCGAGCTCACGCTGCGCGACGTCGGCCCGAGGCCACCAGTAGTGGCCGCGCAGCGCCACGCGGCCATTGTCAAGCGGCACTGCCACAACCATAGCCGTCATATCGAGCGACTTGGAAAGGTCGAGGCCCACCCACGCGGGCTTTCCTTTCAGCGCTTCCCAGTCAATGCGCTGCCCGCCCGGCCACAGCGACATATCAAGCCAGCCGCCCGTGTTCTCGTCACACCTAGCGGCGTGGTACCTGGCGAATTCGCCGCGCCCCATCGCCGAGCGTTTCATTGTGTTCCACGATCGCTTCAGGCTCACAAGGTCGGGTTGGCCGTGCTCGAGGCCAGGGTTAGCCTTCACCCACGTTGACTCATCCTCGAGCGGGTCGGTGGGATCGAGCCCGTACAGCATCGGCAACACCGTGTCATCGTCAAGTTCGCCGGACAGGATTGCTTCGCCCTGTTTGACGAGTTCGGCGTAGTGGTTCTCGGGGTTGCTGCCGGGGGTGGTGATGATTACGCCGGTGGATTCTCGGCGCTTGGCGCCGGTGGTTAACAACTTGGTCAAGAACCGGCCCTTGAACTCGGCCGCCTCATCAGCGATCCACAGCGATGGATTCAAGCCGTCAAGCGAGCGCTCGAGCGCTGGCAGTGCCGTCATTTGGCAATCCTGCTCAAGGCGTAGCACGGCGTGTGCTCGGGCGATCAAAGTTGGGTCACCGAGGCGCTGCGCCATTGTGCGGGCGGTGTCCAGGCAGATTTCTGCCTGCTCTTCGTTGTTGGCGATTACGTGCACGCGGCGGCCCTCGCCCGCGAGAAGGTCAAAGAGCGCAAGCCCGGCCATCAGCGTGGTCTTGCCGTTGCCGCGGGCGACCTGCACCATTGCAAGTCGGCAGCGTCGACGGCCGTCGGGTAGTCGCCACCCGACGATGTTGGCGAGTACCCACAGTTGCCACGGGTGCAGCTCGAAGGGCTTGCCGGAATCTTCGCCGACCAGGTTGAGCGAGCGGAAGTGCTCGGCGACGCGCTCGACGTCAGGCCACGACATTACCAGGTCGGAGCGCTCGAGGTCGCGCCGGAAGCGCTGCGCCGCGGCGTAGACCCAACGTCCGGCGGGTGTACGGCCGTCAATGACGGCATTGACGTAGGCAAGCACCGCAGTACGCGTACAAGTTACGTCCGAGGCGGTGTGATTCCGTACATGGGGGGCATTAGCCAAAACTTACCCCCCCCATCGAGCGCAAAATGTGCATATGTGGATAACTTGTGGATAACTCAATCGGACGCGTGGTGTGCCTTGTGGCAGCGCTTGCACAGCGTTTCGAGGTTGCTCCAATCGTTCCATCGGTGTGGCGCGTGAGCACGTTGCACGATGTGGTGCACTTCCTCGCCGGCGAGCCCGCATCGGTTGCAGGCAGGGTGATGCATAAGCCAGTAGCGGCGAATGCGCTGCCAGTTGCCACCGCTGAAGCCTGCGACATGGTCAGCTTCAAAGCGCCTCGCGTTGGGAATCTGTGGCCTCGGGTCGAAGACTGGTATTGCCACGTTGGTACTCCTCGACAAAGCGTGGTAAGTCATCCAGGCGAATCATCAGCAACCACGGCCGATGACTCGAGCGCATCAGCACCGCGCAAGTCTTCTTGCCACGGCTATCGGTAAGCGCCTGGTCGAGGAACGCGTAGGGGTTCAAGCGCTCGACGCGCTTGACTTCCCACCAAACGTCCATTCGGTCACACACAACGTCCGGGTCTTTGTGCCCTCCGAAGCGGTTTGCATACTGGGTGACTCGGCGACAGTCGATACCGACCCTCGCCAGTACCTCACAGGCTTCCAGTTCTCCACGCTTACCTTTCTCGCGGCTCGATCGTGACATATCCACAAGATATCCACATTTAGCAGCGATGTCTACTGTTCATTTGTCGTACCCCTAACCGACATCAAGCCCCTATCAGGCTTGATTGTCGTTGTACTCTTTATATAGGCAACCACAATTACAATTCTCCCTTCACGACCCTCACAAGCACCTTACGACGGTTGCCCGCTTTGCCTGTGTCCTGTGCGACTTCCTTGACTTTGTTCGTCCTAATCGCCTCATCCGCCAACCATCGAGCGTGCGACTGGGTCACGCCCATTTCCTGCGCTTTCACGGTCAACACCGTCTTGCTGCTCGTGTTGTCGACGACTTCGCGCACAAACTCATCCACGGTCATGGGCTGAGCCTTGTTCTTCTGCGCTGCTTTCTTCGCTGTCCATAGGTCATCTAGGTTCAAACTAGGGTCAACCGTGACAAACGGCGGGTTGAGCGTCAGCCCCACGGCCATCGGTCGGCGGCTCGAGCGGCATTCACCGCGCAGCACCACGCAACCTTCTTCCATATGCCGTAGGAACGCCAGGTGCGTGTCCGTCGCCCTGGCGATGGCACCGGCGCCCGATCCGACGTCGGTGGTGGCTTTATTCGATTGGTCGCCCTTCGAGCTGTGGTGCACGTTGATGATCGCGGCACCGCTGAACTCGGCGATGCGGTCAAGGTGGTTGTAAACGCCCGTCATTTCGCCGTTCGCGTTCTCATCGACGCCATTGAGGAAGCGATAGAACGCGTCCAGGGCGATCACGTCGAATGCGCCCCGTCCGGCGGCCCGTAGCGTGGCCTCGACGTCCTCGAGGGTTGCCATGCGCCCGCGCACGAATGCCACGCGTACGCGCTCGTCAAAGAGCTCTTTTTTGATGCCGAGCGCCTCGACCACGTTGGCCATGCGGTTCTTGGCAGTCTCGGGGTGTAACTCGTTGTCGACGAGCAATACCCGCGACTGGGTGCACTGGCGGCCCAGCCACGCGCCTCCGCTCGCGAGCGCCGCGATGAGGTGGTACAGCATCCAAGTCTTGCCCGTCTTGCTTGCACCGATGAAGTTGCAGATTTCGCCCCTGCGAAGCAGCCCGTCAACGACAAACGGGCGCATCGGCGGCACACCATCGCCGATCGAGGGCGAGGCGATTTCGAATGGTGTCGGCTCGCTCATACGATGTACCTCGCGAACGGTGAGCCGCGGTGCAGCACTTTCCAATCCTCGGAAATGTTCAGCCACAGGCGCTCGGTGTGCCGCGGATCCCAATCCTCGGGCAATTCAGCGCACAATCGCGCAGCGTGCTCGCACAGGTCAAGAAACTCTTGGGTGTCGTACCCAGCCATCGCCGCCATTGCTGCGTCATAGGCGCCGAGCGCACCCGCACAGACCAACTTCCACTCACCCTTCCTATCTCTCATGTAGCCCTCGAACGGGCGCCACGCGCCCATATGCGGCCGCCAATCGAGTGCCCTGCGGAATGCCGCCAGTTCACCCTCGCTCATGCGTTTGGCTTCTCGTCGGCGCTGGAACTCGACCAACACGCGTACCTGAGCACACAACCCGCTCACCTCGCTTGCACTCATTCCGTATTCAAGCCCCGCGTAATACGCAGCAAGTTCCCACGTGCACTGGTGCTCGCGTTTCGCGGCTTTGACCTTCTCGGGTAACTCAAACGCGAGCGCCGTCGGTTGCTGCGGCGGCTCGTCCATCCACAATTTAGCGTCCATGCGTAATACCTCCGTAAAAAGCACAAGCCCCACGCGGGTGCACGTGGGGCTTGCTCAAGGAGCCACGCGGAGAGGCGGCCGCGCGGGGAATGGTCAGAATGGGATTTCGTCCGACTCGTCGACCGAGGTCGGGAAAGGTACACGCTTGAAGTCGGCTCGGCTGACCACTGTAATCGCATTTACGATGTGCTTATCTTTCCAGGGCTTCAGGACGATTTGGACGCGGTCGCCCTTACCGAGCGGGTCGACGGCTTCGGCCGCTTTCAGGTCGTACCAGTCCCAGTATTCCTTTTGGAGGTTGCCGGCTTGGTTCCACTCGATCCCGATGCGGGCTCGAGGGGTTCCGGCTTTTGTGGTGCCAACTTCCCAGTAGCACACCGTGCCATCGCGGAAAGAAAGCCTGGAATCGCCCGTAGCGGCGTCCGGCTTGATGGGCGCTCCTTGGCCCTGCGAAACGGGCGATGGCTTCTGCGAGGCTTCTAGGCGGCTCAGAATGGCGCGAATCTCGGCCAGTGCTTCAGTCGATGTCATTTGGCATTTCCTCCGCGGTAACTGTGGCGACTCGGTCGCCCATCAATGC